GCGCTACAGGGGCAGAGGAGGGCGCATTGACGGGCGCTGCCACCGCGGGGGTGGGCGAGGCGGCTGGAGCGGCTGGAAGCGCGGCAATCAACGAATTCTCGCCCCCGCAGACGCTTGATTTCCTGGGGACCGAATACGTGGTCGATGCAGACGGAAACTTTGTCTTGAATGGCAAGGGGGACCCCATGCCCGTCGATGAGTACACGGCATCGAACAAACAGGCATTTTCTACCTTTGCACAAAAGGTTGGCTCACCGTTCATTTCGCAGAACATTTCCAACTTGTTTGCCTCGACTCCGGACCCTGCGGCGGCGGCTCCTGCAAGCACGGCAACGCAATCAAGCGGTTCTGTGCAGCAACAAGCCACAACGCCCAGGGCATCATCGACAAGCGCCAACACAACGCCAACGCTCACGGGGCAGGGGGTTTACTCCACGCCGACATTTAACACGGGCGGCAGTACACTTGGGGGATCGACGCAGGGTGCGCCGGGGACCCAGGCATTAGCTCAGGCATTGAACGTGGGTAATCCTGCATCAGCAACGAGCGACACGGGCGACACAAGTTCATCTAACGAAACGGGCGCAAGTCCACAGGCAGTTTGGAATACTGCATCATTGAAAGTCAAAGATGCTCTTGGGGGTCAGGAAAATGTCTAAATCACTCAGCAGCGCACTTGGTCTTGATATGACTGAGGTTGCCCAACTCCTGCGTAAAAGCGGGCGTGGCAAGGATACTGTGCTTGCCCACATTACCCCCAAAGAGGCGGCGTTGCTCAAGCGGCGCGGCGGCAGAGGCTCAATCAACCCAAAAACGGGTTTGCCCGAGTTCGATGACTCTCCGAACGTGGACTTTACTTCCCTGGACACTTCGTTTTCGTCGCCATCTTTTGATGCGGGCGGCGGCGTTCCAACCGTCGATCTGACGCAACAGCAATCGGTTCCTTTTCAGGATTTGAACGCTGGCGCATCAGGTCAAAGTTGGGGTCCAACATCTCCGTTTGCGGGTTCTTATGATCCCGTGACGCAGCCGATTGACACAAGCATTCAGCAACCCAACCTGAGTTCACAGGCAACGGGGGAAGGCGCGTTTGATCCCAACGCAGGGGCAGGGCAAGCGGCAAGCGGAACGTTCCCGCCGCCACAGGATCCCGCCGCCGCTCAACAGGGCGCTCCTGCAAAGCAAGACAACGGCTGGATGTCGCAACTTGCTGCTGCGCTCGGGACTACTGTTGCCGGACTGACCAAAGCGGGCGTTCTCGGCGGTACTGCCGCGCTCGGCGCTGCACAGGGACAAAAGTCGGCAGCACAGGGGCAGGCAGCGGCAGATTCGATAGGCGCTCTTGCCCCCCAAGCGGTTCAGCAGGGCAATGTCGCATCGACTGCGCTTGCAAACCTTGCCGCAGCAACAGCAAAAGCAGTGAACACAACCGCACATACGATTCCAGCCGTTGGTCAGCCGATCAAGGATGTCGGGACGCAGATTATCCAGAACGCACAAGGCGGCGCGTTGACTCCTGCGGACTTGCAAGCACTCGACATTCTCAGGGCGCGGGGCTTGCAGGATATGTCGGGGCGCGGCGGCGTTGGCGCAATGCAAGAGGGCGTTACGGAGGCAAATGCGCGTTCCACGATGGGGCAGAACGAACTTAATCAGGGCGTTGCCACATACAACCAGGGCGCTCAGTACGACATGGCGGCGGCACAGGTTGAGCTTGCCCAACAGAACCTCGCCTCACAGTATTACTCATCCGCTATCTCGACAACCCTTGCACAGGCGAACATTTCAGATCAGTACACGGTGAACGCAATCATGCTGGCGCTGCAAAACGATCAGGTCACGGCGCAGAACCTCCAGAAGTTGTACGCATCCCTTGCAAGCATTGCGTTTGGCGGGGGTGGGGGCAACGGTTCTGTGACCATCAACACGACTGCGCCCGCAACGATATAAGGAAACATCATGGCAAACGAAGCACTTGCTCAGTCGCTCAACGCGGATATGCCGCGCTATCCCGGCGAGGTGCAAAAGGTTCTCGACCTGGGCGCAAAGAACGCAGAAGATCAGGCGGGGATTGCGTCTGATGTTGCCGCAAAGCGCACCGAAATGATGGCTCCGATCAGCGATCAGTACAAGGGCAAGATTGAGCAGACCGGGCAGACAATTCAGGATATTGGTCAGCAACAGAAAAAGCCCTTTGAGGTTCCGAAAGAAACCGCTGCTGATTTCGCCCAACTTGGCGGGCTTGTCGCTGTCATGGGCGCAATGCTTGGAACGAGCGGCAAGATGTCTGCCAACAACGTGCTTGCTGCCATCACGGGAACCCTTGACGGATACAAAGCAGGGCGCAAGGATGTCGTTGCGAATTCGATCAAAGCGTTTGACGAGAACATGAAGCGGCTGCAAGCCATGTCGCAGAACGCCACCGCGCAGCTTGAGATGTACACCAAATCCTTTGCCGTGGACAAGGACAAGGCAGAGCAGATTCTTGCTCAGTATCAAGCCAACCTGAACAAGGGAATTGCGGCGCAAGACTACAAGGCAAAGACGGGCATGGATGCCCTGAAGACTGCCAACGAAATCAAGCGGCTCAATCAACAAGCGGCTGAACTGACGCAGAAAGTCAAAGAGTTTGACACGAAAGAAATGCTCGGCAGCATGATGTATGACCAAGAGGCAAAGGTCTGGAAAGGATGGGATCAGAAGACGAGGCAATTTGTCCCGATCAAGGGAACCGAAAGCCTTATCACCAAGACTGCAACCAATCCAAGGGGCGGCGCGGCGGCGGGCGGCGGGCTTAATGGTCGATTCGCCTGGAACATTACCGAGGCGTATGGTCAAGCCGCAGTTGACGTTCTCAACCTTGCACAAGCGCCAGCAGATACTCTTGTCGGGTCACTTGCGGACTTGTAGGGCAAGGGCGGCGCGGGATTGATCGAAGGGCTGTCCTCAACCTTTGCGCGAGAGGTTACGCCGGAAGATTCACGCTTGTTGCAGCAGATGATCTCGGGGCTGGACGTTCACATGGGTCGCGCTCTTGGCGGCGGCTATGCAAACTCATCCGCAAGCAAAGTAATCCAGGCATACAAGGATCAGGTTCCGAGAGAGGGCGACTCCCCTGCGGTTGTTGCAATGTTCCTCGCTCGGGTTCGTCAGGAACTGGAAATGCTGGCAAGGTCGTTTGAGTCGCATCCGGGCAAGAACGACGAGGAACTCAAGCTGATGCGCGGGTATACCGACAACATTCGGCAAGCAATCCCGTTCACCGTGCAAGACGTTCTTGCGGCAACCAAGAGGGGCAGACCGACGAACTCACAAGTGTTTGGCTATCTTGCCTCTGCGCCAAGCAGCACACCGCTTCCGGTTGACCAAGGCGGCGGACAGGACTTTAATTCAGCGGAAGAGGTTAAGGCTGCGCTGAAAGAAGGGAAGATCAGCAAGGATGTTGCCCTGCAAGTTCTCAAAGACAAATTTGGGTACAAATAATGGACGCTGAAGCGTTTCTGAGCGATTCTCCTGCTCCCCCTGCCGCTCCGCCCGACAGCAAATCGGCGGAAGGATTCCTTGCGGATGCCGCGCCCAAAGCGCCCGCAGCAAGCGTCCCGAAAGCGCCCAACAACGAATGGCTGAACACCCCGACAACTAAAAAGCCGGGGATGCTTGAGCGCGGAAAGAAAGTCGCTGAAGAGGCGGGCATAGGCGGGATTATCGGCACGTTCGCCCCCGAGATTACGGGATTGGCAGCGGCTGGATTGTCAGCGTTTCCGCCCACCGCGCCGTTTGGCGTTGCTCTCAGCACAACCGTTCCGGCAATGCGGGCATCACGCTTGGCTCAGGCGGGGATTGGCGCAATTGCGGGCGGCAGCGGTGAGGTTGGCGCACAGATTGCAGAGGCATACAAGCAACCCGAGAAGGTGCAGGAGATTGTGCGTCTTGCTGCGGGTGCGATCACCCCTGAGTTTGGCGGGTTGATTAAGTACGCCGGACAGAAGTTGGTCAGCAAACTCACGGGCGCATCGTTGAAGGACATTGCGGGCGCACTTGCTGATGACCTGGGCATTGAGGTCAACGCACTCACTCCAGAGCAGCGAACCTACATTGAGAAGATTGCGGGACAGATTCGCGCCGGAGAGAAAACGGATGATCCGCTGAAGTCGCTGTATTCCCACCTCGACGCTGAAACACAGAAGATTGTCCAGCGATATACGGACGCTGCATCTAGCCTTTCGTTCAAGGCGGACAGGCTGCAAGAACTTGCGGAACGTGGAGTGATTTCCGGTGAGCGAGTCACCACCTATGCCACCGATCTATCGGAAGGCGCTCAGACGCTTGTCAGAGAAGCGCAGGACAGCGCCAATGCCATCTTGAAGGAAGCGGAGAAACGCGCCGCCGAAGCAAGGGGGCGGGGGACAGAAAGCAAGATGTCCGAGGTTGATGCACAGGACATTCTCCAGCGCGGCAAGCAACAGGCGGATCAAATTCTGAGCGAGGCGCAAACACGCGCAACTCGACTGCGCCAGATTGCGGATCGTGCGCGGGAGTCTGCGGGAAAGCGCATGGAAAGCGCAACCGCATCTGTGGCAAAAGTTGGCGAGGCGGACTTGCCCACCAAGACAGGCAACAGGATTCGCGATTCAGTCATGCCTGTGTTTGAAAAGCTGAAGGGCGTTCGTGCAGAGAATGCGGAGCGACTCAAAGGTGAGGCATTCGGCGTGGCGCAAGAGAAAGAGGCGCTTGGTCAGTTTGCCCACAGCACGGCAGCGTTTGAGAAGGCGGTCAAGGAGATTGAGGACGAGATTGCCACTACGTCCCTGCCCAACGTCAAGAACCCGCTACAGACGATTCTGAAGGCAATCGGGAAGCAAACTGATGTTGGTCCAGAAGGGGCGGTGCAGGAAGTCATTCGCAACGTGACATTCAAGGACCTGGAAACCACGCGCCGTTTTCTGCGGGATCGTTCCTACGGATTGCCCGCAGAAGGGTTTGACGCAATCAACCAACAGCTTGCGGGGAAACTTGCGAACTTGGTCGAGGACATTCAGCGCGAGTTCTCCCCCGGCATTGAATCGTTTCTCAAGCAATATGCGACTGACTCTGCCCCGCTGACCATCTTCAAGACAAAGTTGGGTCGGGCGGTTGGGGAGAAAGAAGACTTTGATATGGGGTTGTTTCTGACAGACCCCGCAGATGTCGGCAAGAAGTTTTTCCGCACCGATACCGGGGTGAAGGACTTGATTGCCATGTTGGGCGGGGATGCGGCGGCGGCGGAAGAGATTGCGAGAGGGTTTGTCATGGACAAGCTACGCAAGCCCAACGCCGAGAGCATCCAGAAGTTTCTTGCCTCTGATTCTGTGCGCGACTGGATTGACAATTTCCCCGTTCTGAAAGGGCAGTTGCAAGATGCGGTGCGGCGCATGGGTGGCGCAGAAGCGGTGACGGGCAAGCGCACGGCGCTATCGAAAGCGTTGCGCTCAGAGTCATCCAAATTGCTCGACTCTGGACCCATCGACGCTGCCGGAACGATTGCGAAAGCAGACAAGGAATCGGGCGTTGTTTCTCGCCGCGCACAGCGTGAGCAAGATTTGGCGCAAGCCCGAGAGCAGAAGGCATCCGGCATTGCATCCCAGGGCGCAACAAAGGCAGGAGAAGGATTGCGCGAAACGGGCAAGAAACTGAGCGCGGAAGGCGAGAAAATTCGTGAGTTGATCCTGGGCAAGAAATTTGATGCTCGCAGGGTGCAGCAGATCATTCTGTCCGGCGACAAGGCTTTGTGGGCTGAAGTCGGTCCGCTGATTGCCGCAAGCCCATCCGCTAAAGAATCGTTTGCGTCTGCCGTTGGTCAGGTTCTTGCGGACAAGGCTCTTGCAAGCCCCAAGGCAGTTGTCGAGATATTCAACAAGGATGTTCGCCCCGCGATTGAGGCGGCAGGGTTGATGACTGCTCCGCAACTGAAGTCCCTGCAAGCCAAGATTGAACAGATCAACAAGACGGTAGACAGTCCGCGCAAGGCGGGGTTGATCCAACGCGCAATTACGAACGCATTGACCGCAGAGGCGGCAAGTTCGATCAACTCGCTTACCGATCCGTTTGGAACGCTGGCGCGGCTTTACAGGGGCGGCAAGTGAAGAAGAAAGACAAGTCGATCAATCCGGTTCTGGAAGAATCCATCGACAAGCTGCTAAAGCAAGTCATGGACGATCCCGCCTCAAGCCTGATCGACAAGTGCCGGGTTCTGGACAGGGCGATTAACGTCGAGAAACTTAAGGCAAAGCTAAATGATGATGAGTGGGGATCAGGATTCATTGCCCCTGATGATGAAGAGGAATAAACTGATTGCTCTTTTAATCAGGGGATAAACATGGACGGTATTCAACTGGTGGCGCTTGCGCTGCGGGTAGTGTCGGAACGATTGATGACAATCATTGCGCTTGGGTTGTCGTTTGGGTTGGCTTGCTGGACGATGCGAAGCCCATCTGTCGAAGCGTTGGCGTGTCTGTTTATCTTCACGGTTTACAGTTATCTTCTTCTTGTCGTAAAGGAAACCAAGCATGAAAACCCAAAAGCGTCCGAGTGACATCAATCAGCAATCCTCGACTGCGGTGCGCCCGCCCCTTCCCCGTGATGGGAGCATGGATGGTTGCAATCGCTTCACCCCTGGCAAAGTCCCGCACGGTGGATTGACTACCGTTTGGGGGTTTGGTCCCAAGGACACGAAGGACTCCAGTACCTCCAAGCCGGGGAACGCTGGCGGCAAACGCATCATCTAAGGAGTCATCATGGATTGGCTTGCTCAGATTGCGCCCACCATTGCGTCATGTTTGGGCGGTCCACTCGCGGGAATGGCGGTTACTGCCCTTGAGAAGGTTCTCGGGATCAGCGGCGATCAAGTCCAGAAGGTTCTCGACAGCGGGAAGCTGTCCGGTGACCAATTGGTGCAGATCAAACAAGCTGAGATTGAATTTCAGAAATCCACGCAAGAACTCGGGCTGAACTTTGAAAAACTGGCGGTCGAGGATCGTAAGTCTGCGCGGGATATGCAGATTGCCACGAAATCATGGGTTCCCCCAACATTGGCGCTTGTGATTACCTCGGGTTTCTTCGGCATCCTCGTTGCTCTGATGCTCGGGTATGCATCCAAGTCTGACGAACTGATGATTATGCTTGGCTCCCTGTCTACGGCATGGGCTGGCGTGATTTCGTTTTTCTTCGGCTCTTCGCAGGGTTCGCAGAACAAAGATCAACTCCTTTACAACTCCACACCAAAATGATTGACTTTGACACAGCATTTTCGCGGCTCATCAACGCCGAGGGCGGGTTTACCAACAATCCCGCTGATGACGGGAACTGGACGGGCGGCAAGCAAGGTCTAGGCGAATGCAAAGGCACGAAATTTGGGCTTGCCGCAAACACCTATGGCTATTTGGACATTGCAAACCTGACTCTGGACGATGCCAAGGCGATCTATCGGCGCGACTTTTGGGACGTTATCGGCAATGCTGACAACTCCATTAAGTTTCAGCTTTTCGATGCGGCGGTGAATCACGGCAAGCCAAATGCCATCCGGTTCCTGCAACGGGCAGTTGGTGTTGCTGACGATGGCGGTTGGGGGCAAGTGTCCCAGGCCGCTCTTGACAAGATGGAAAAGAACGACATCTTGTTCCGGTTCATTGCCTACCGTTTTAAGTTTTGGGCATCCCTGACCAAGTTTGACACCTTTGGGCGGGGATGGGTCAATCGGGGCGCTGACGATCTGCTTTACGCCGCCGAGGACAACTGAGCCGCTACCTCTTGCGGAATGCGATTTGAGTCGAGAGCAAAATCAGGTCGCATTTCTCGCTGAAGATTGTCTGGAATGCGTCAATCGCGATTTTGGGGCGATTTAACAGTCCGGGCACATCAACCCACAGGTAATCGTCAAAAAGCAGCACAGCGCCTGATTTGGCAAGCCCAAATGCCATCACAGCGTCCGTCAGAACGTCAGAAGCGGCATGACTCCCGTCCACATAAATAAAATCGAATTTACGCGCCGCAGCAATTTGCTCCCCTAGCCCGACAAATGATGCCCCTTTGAA